GTTCGGACAGAACGGACACTACGGAAGCTTAAGAACAAAATAAAATGCATATTTTTGTGTGCTTGCTAAAGGCACAACCTCAAAGAGGGAGCAACAGAAAGAAAACTAACTATGACTCAAAGCATTAAAACAGATAATCTTGGCTTATTATGCCTACGGAACAAGCCGTAGCACACTTTTACACCACCGACTCTGCAATCGGCTCCAATTTACTGATAAATTGGAAAACTCGTCATACTGTTCTGGGACGTCACCACCAGAAGAAAGACATTTAACAGTACCGCTGAACCTGCAAGTTGTCAAGACTCACAGGGGCCATGTGTAAAACACAAACTCACATGGCACAGCTTTAGTTGGCTCAATTAACCCGGAGCCGAGGGGTTGCTCCCACACCTTAGAGACTGAGTTTCAGAGAGTTGCCACATACCGATTTCACGGAACCCTTTATTAACAGGGTATCTACTTCATACGCCCCCAAAGCGTCGTAGAGTTTGGCACTTATCTGATTACCGATTTCACGGAACATATAGTATCAGAATTTTGGTGTGGCTCCAGCACGTTTCCTTCTCGGCGAAACTAGCCGATTATTATTCTAAAACAAAATAATAAAACGACAGTAAGGTGTCAGCTAAAACCACGTAATTCCGTGGTAGCAGCACACGAAGTCTGCCGGCTTGCCTGAAAAGATCCAGCTCCTACTGGATATTGTAGCACCCCCTCCTCAGAACATCCAGCATTGCAGCTCGTTGATTGGCTGCAGAATTGCGAACCACATCAGTACAAGAAATGTGGCCGCGACATGAGTTATTGCAGCGCAGACCGTGGCAAACCTTACCTGAGCCCTTGAGTGTTATAAAACAAGGTTTTGGACTCATATGCAAGAATGTTTGCACCTGGCTGCGCTCACTCACGTTGCTTGAACGTCCTGGAGGAGGGGCACTTTCTAAAACAGTTTTGGGACACAAGCGATTGAGAATTGATGTGTCAGTCCCATAAACCATCAAGTGTGCAGGAGCTGGAACACCAACAACACCACCTTCAAAATAGAAACTTAAATCATCGAGGTGTGTTGGCCCCTGGTTGCGATAGACCTGAAGAAGGCCATCCAACCCATCGGCATTAATGGACATCCCAAAGTTAATAGCGGCTAACCAAGCATTGATTAACTCACCATTGTCTCTGAAGTAAACACATTCGCCCCGTTTAAAAGCATCGACAGCTAAATCCCTCATGGGACACGCTGATGATGAGCGGAACGATGATGCCCATTTAACAGTACCAAGTTGGCCAGAACCTGCGGAAAAAACAGGTGCATGATGGAAGCCCTTACCCTTGGTAATCTTTCCTTTCACCCGGACATCAACATAAAAACAGTCTTGTTCATTATGTCCAGGACCACAGATGTGGATTTTTGGGTGGAGTTGAAAGCATCTTTTTGGATTTTGAGACTGAGACAACTCCTGAATCTCAGTCTGTTGGGAGAAAACATGGCCCATTTGTGCCGAAGCAGGATGGAAATTAAAATCTCCATTCTTAGCAGCAATGAATCGTGTGCGACACTGTTCATAAGTGTACAATTCATGCTCTTCCACCCACTTCGGGAAATGCGTCGCAAAATGTTTATAAATACGCGCATGCATATCTGGACCATGTAGACTAGCCTCATAAAGGCTCCCCTGTACATTCTGCAAGAGGGGAGCTTGCCAGTCATAGTTTTGAAGCCGTACGTAACGTAAGCATGAGTATATACTAGTCTCCACAAGTGGAGCCCGGTATAGTCCATACTGTCGGTCTTTCCTCCAGGTACGCTTCAAAAACTCACACTGCTCGAGAGGACGAGCACAAATAACGGGGCTGAGCTTATCGGCACCATCAGTGATTTTAATCCCCAATTCCTCCTTCATGTAGGCCTTAATTGCATTGCCATTAAAGGCAGACTCAATGTTTGGGTGGATACCCAAAACATTATCATCGCCATACACAATCAGGACCACATTATTGGAAAAAAAAGGTCTCTCAATCTCAGGTACAAGAGAGCGATAAGCACACCTGACCAGTATCTCATTAAAAATAGAGTTGAAGTCAACAGTCAAGGCAAACCCAGAAGGCATGCCAGCTTCAACCCTATAAACTTGTGATCCACAGATAGAGATACGATTACAGATACCCATCAGCAGGTTCTGCCGGAACTGACTCATCCCGTCATTACCACTAAACATTCTCTCATAAATGTTTGTGATAGCATGGACAATCTGGGGAGTCATCAGCCCATCAAACTTGGAATAATCGCAGCAGTACATCTTATCATTTTTTTTCGACCTGAGTCGAGCTGCAAGATCATCCCACTCACGAGAACCCACAACAATTCCCACCTGACTAGACAAAGTACGTCTTCGTTTGCGCACACTTTCAGCAATATATACAAAGTGTTGGCGCACAACGATGTTGTACCATGCAGGACAAATGGAGAACAATCGTGTTCCCGGCATCCCCTCGGAAGGTAAAACCTTCCCTTCTTTCAGTAACTCATCCTTAGCACTCTCTTTAATAATGAGCTGTGGCGTGCCAAGATGAGTCTCCTCAATACCTTTCTTCAACTGTACATCAAGCGGACAATCCGGTATGAGGAACTTTTGATTTTCACTACCCTCAAAAAATCTTTCCTTTCCTTTTGCCCCAGCTGGGCGGTCCAGGAAAAGAGGGTAGCCCTCTGAAGTGGTTAAGTCAAGGCCGTCAAAGAAAATTTCTTCGCAGCATGGAGATCGCGCCTTGACAAAACTTATGATGGCCTCAGTACCACCACTTTTGAAAGTACAACCACAACATGTACTCTCACACTTCCATTTGGATTCAACGGGACCAGGGATGATGCGAGGATATTCAAATTCAATATCACTCCTGGGATCACAGCACCAGACTTCAGCAGAGCAAGAAGTACGCAACTCATTGAGCTCTCTGGTACTGGCACCTTCAACATAAAACGAGGGGATCTCATATTTATGATGTCCGTTGATGGCCTCATCCATGGAGACCATCCTCCCTCGCACGCCCACATCATGAAACTCTTGGGCGATTTCATCACACACGGTGGCAAGGAGTTGCTCATCAATTTCTTGCATGGGATGAGCAAACTTTTCCATACCTTGTTTGTAGGGATCGTATCCCATACATTGGGGTATGTCTGCCAACCGTGGGTCTTTAGCACTGAGCACTGCCGGTATCTTACATGGAACATCATCCATGTGATATTTCTCCGGTATGGGCACGAACTCAGTCTTCTCACTGTTATGCGGCTGATGCCGCCTATCCAACCACCCAAGTTTAGAATAGCCAAGAGTAGAAACTCCTGCTTCAAGATTGAATCCTCGGATGTCGGGAACACATGCAAAAGCATCAACCTCAATGTGAGGAAATTTGCACACATATGTCGTTCCCCCTAAAGTTCCAACCAACATACCCACAGCTTTCGGTTTGCCACGCACTTCCGTAAAAACGAGCGCGCCGCAGTCGTGTTTCACACTCTCACGTCTATACGTGATAGCTGTGGGTATTTCTTGCCGATATATCACCCCATTGATAGTAGAAACAATGGTTTTTGGGGTTGATATAACACACGCATCCGCGTCCCAGTGGCGCTTTTCGACTTGATCATCCACCAACCTAAAATGCAGTGTACGAGTCGAAAAGTACTTGACGTTTAAGGCATCAAGATCGGAATCTGAGTACATTTTCATGGCCTGTTTTCCCAAAGAGGGAATTCGGCTATCAAAGTACGTACAGATCTCGCTCTCAGCATACTCCGTAAGTGCAGAAGCACGCCACTGGAACGTCCTGAAACTCCTTCCTGCCACACTCAGACCCACAGAAGAACCATCTGGGATGGCTTGGGCTTGGTGTTTAGTTATGGCAAATTTATTACCCGGTACAAGATTCACATGTACTGCGGGCATGTCACTTCTGCAGGTCTCCAGAAGACCACACAGCTGCCATTTCTCATCATGTCCAGTCTCTTCAGACCAGACTGCAGGAATCTCCCTGGAACGATGTGGCATATTCCTACGGCCCATCTTGGCGCCGTATTCCGATGCATAGGTAGAAGTACTACCACACGCTCCAATGTCAACCATAGCAGCTGCGCCAGCAGCCACTGAAGTCCCACCAATGAGTATTGCCAATGCATTGAAAAAAGTATAGCAGGCAATACCCAACAGCATGCAGCTACACAATATCAACAGAAGTCTCCCTCCATTCTCTTTAACATAGTTATAAGAATTTTGGAATCCCTCCATCATTACTGTGTAACTTCTCAATCCCAGGGGATCTCCTACCATCGCAAGCTGTAAAATGCGCTTTTGTACGAGGCGGAGATACACCCTATCAGCCAGGGACAAGTTTTTAAAGAAAATAAGGTGCTCACGAGATGCACTCCTATTTAACTTGTCCACACTTTCCACAGCACACTCTCCTGAAACCATTGACCGCAAAAAAATACCAGCAGTCGCAGATTTTGGCCCACCCTGAATATCAGCCTGCAGGGTGTAGGAGAGCTTTTCCAAACATATCTGCTCAAAATCTAGAGCCTTATCAACCGGTCCTTCATCATGGGCTTTCTGCTCGGGATCATAAGAATAAACCCGACCATCAACACATGAATAAAAGAACCTGCCTTTGGGCTCCAGATTCCAAGCTCCCAACATATCCCCAGGGACAAAATTCGCCACGGACATTTTCACTTCCCCAATGTAATTCTCGCACACCTGGTACAATTGTCTTGTCCGGCTGTGTTTCATTGAATATTGGGCTTGCTCAATGTCCTCTGCATTGTGATGGATTCTAGCTTGCTCTATGACATAAGCCACAGTTGTGCGAAAATCCATCCAATATAGTTCCTTATCATCAGGGGCCTCACCACTTTGCACCCATATAGGTGTCTCTGCCCGATCATCCCTCTCCACCACACAGAACTCCGCTGCTGCAGTGCTATCATGGGGATTGAAGGCCACTCCCGCCTTCCCACGGGTTTTGATAACCACTCTGCGACGCCGGTTAAAAGCTTTCCGGTCGTGTATCTTGGCGTCAGTGCCTGCAGAGTAATTGTTCGACGTTGAGACAATGAACTTGCTATCGAAAAGCGTCGTCTTTTCATTAGCAACCGCCATGGTAGGATTGTATGTGGCGGAGGAAACGATATTCATCATTTCCTGTTCCATACCACTCTCAGAGATAGCACCCAGGTCATCTATTTGCACCAAAGCTTGGCGCCGATAGAGTGACCAGTACTTATCAGTGGCACTTTTGGATGTTAGGGAGTCTGAGGGAAACTCGAAGGCCGTCAACAAAGCCTGTGAAAACTCATGCATGGTAGTGGTTTTACCCACCCCCGGAGGTCCATAGATGTACAACCAGAAAGGTACACACCTACGCCCCTCAAAGGAACCAGCATGCGCCATATCATTCCGCAGAGTACGGAGTTCCCTCAAGCGCTCAGCAAGTATCTGACCAAACTGCATAGAGTGGGACTTTGGAGCAGAAGCAGCGGTCAATTGGATGGTCTCACCATCATTTATCAGTCTCTCCACAGTGGCAAAAGCGACAGCGTCAGATTTAGCAAAAGCTATAGATTCTGCCATCACTCTGCGTGAAGAGTTCAACCATCCCTGGACATCAATGGAAACAAGCGAGGAGAGCTCATGGAAAAAAGCTGCTTCCTTACCTGTTACACGATTATATACCGTGCCCAGTTTTTCAAAAAGACATGCTGCGAGAGCGCACACAGCATCCTTCCCCCGTCTCATGCCGTCAAAAGATTGGGCAAATCTGCCCCAATATATTATGGTATCCGTGTTGAATCCTGTCAACCCGGAACCAACGGCATTCAGTGCCCCCAGCACTCTGTCGACACCAGTCCAGCTCGTAGCTTGGATTTCCTCAGGAATCAAGGACTGGTTCAGATCCACTGCCTCCATGGTTGGAGGACACAGCAACACGCCGAGAAAGGCTCGAATACTAGCAGATACCACAGCAAGATCCTCACACTTAGCAAGGATATAACCGCAGCCTAGTATCCCAAGAGCACCGGATATAACACAGCTGGTAAGGGTACCAACACGTGATATCAACCGGAGTTCCTTCAACACATTTTCTACCAGCAGGGTACACGCACAAGTAATGATGATGACAAAACTCACGCAATGTGTTTCCCACATGACAGAGAACAGTTGTGAACCATTCTTCAGCACGGACTGGGCCCACTCTTTACATTTGGCCCACAGTGAATTTACGTATGACATACCATCAATGATTTTATGAAATGGTGCGAAATATTGATCAAATAAAGCACGCACCTTATCAATGATGGTGTTACACCAAGTTGTTGACTTGGCAATAACTGGATCCATGATCCATCCTTTCATGGCATCACGAGTTCCCCGAAGGAAATCTGAAATGCCACAACCAAAGACAGCATCAAAATCCAGCGCCTGCACATCAACAGCTAGCGCCTCAGCAACCTCAGCAGGAACAGGATCCTGCAAAAGACAGTGGAAAGAGTCCACCATCTGTTCCTGGCCGTAATATGAGACCAGGGTACAGCCATCAAGGAAGGCTTGTGAGGTCAACAAGCCATCCGAGACCATCTGCCCGATAATGTCGAGCTCCCAGTCCTCAAAAAGGTTGGAAGCCCACAATAAATTCAATGCCTCTGCAGGGCATGTGGGCAGGCGGGGTTTAGTGTCCCCCATGATTTTGGAAGGGCTTTTAGGCCCGACCACAAAGTATTCCGGATCTGTCCGGCAGCTGTCAATCCCATAAACGGGAAAGACCAAATCCTCCCTTCGCTGCGGGGAGGCGACGCAGTTTAGGAGACCAGATGTCTCCCAAAAATTAGGACCAACAAGGCCCTCAGGAAACTCCTGTACAGAAACAGGAGAAGGCAAAGATATTGCCTTTTTCTTGTGCCTCTTGGGCACTTCCACAATAGGGCTTAAAGCCCTCTTCGTGCACAAACGCACGGAATACAGACCAGCTCCAGAGAGCTGGCGTGCCTGTTGCCGTTCTAGGGCGGCAATACCCCTCGCCTGCTGTAAAGCAAGGCGGATCTTCCTGCAGGCCTCTTGCCTGCGTGCAGCACGGGCACTTTGTTTCTTTGCCAGTGCCCTGGCAATCCTAGCTTGTAGTGCCAGGAAACTCTTCTTCAGTTGCCTTCCAATGGCAACTGAAGGAGGGCTGCTCTTTGAGAGCATACCCAGTACCCACACAAGGCGGGCCTTCGGGAATTTCTCCCGGCAGTAGCGTGGGCCAAACGCATTTGACCCCTCCAAGGCCCCCTTTATTAGGCGGCGGGCCTCAGAAACCCAAGAAGGGAGTGCCTTCTTGGCAGGTTGTGTGCGCACAACCCTCGGTTTAAACCAACCGGTAGGTGCTCTAGCAGTGCCCCCATTGGAGGGCTTTCGCGCGAGCAGCGCGGAGTCAAACTCGCCAGTGTGGCGAGCTCTTCCTGCAAGTGCAGGGTATTCCAGGGAGAGTAGGGCTGGGAACCCCACCTCCACCACTACGACACAATCCTGCTTACGCAGGGGTGTCGCACTAACCACTGTCCTCTTGGGGCGGACAGCAGTAACCGGGGTTTGAGGCACCACAGTAGCCTTTGGAGCTTGAACGGGCTCCGACCTGACGAGCATGGCGCCACACATGGCACCAGGACAACGCATGGTGGAGGATAGACCATCCTCCTTGAGGCCACGATTGCTCCAAGTGGAGCGGGAATACATACACCCCTGAACAGGGCAAGTCCACCCCATTGTAACCAGTTTTTAACCAATTATAAGAAAACTGTAAACTTTGCTTTGTCACGACAAATAGAGAGATTGAAGAAGAGATATCGAGAAGAGATAAAGATATGTGAGCTTCAACAATGAGACTGAGATGAAAGACAAA